TAAATTAACTGGAATGTTTTGGAAATTAGTTTGTTTTGACACAACACTATGTCCAACACTTTCATACATAATACTAAATTTAGCCATTGATTTTCCTGTTGGGTAAAAATTCCCTCCATTATGGAACTGAGTAATAAAAACTCTATCGCAACGTATTTCTTCTCTTAGTGATTCGATTTTTGTTGTTACCAATTCGCTAACTTTTAAGGTTTCTTTAACCGTATCAGGTTTTCTCTTTCTTTTATCTATAAAAGCCTTTGCATAAATTAGGGATAGAGGTCCCATAACACCAGTTATAAAAGCTACAATAATTTCAGTTGACATTTACTTTGATTTATAAATTTATTTTATGATAATAAATATTATAATAATTTAAAAAGGGGTCGAATTCGACCCCTTTTTTAATTTACTGAACTTTGGTTCTCCTTTGTAAATGTTTTCCACCTCATAAGCGTTCTTACCATATTTTTTATCATATCTCCATATTTGGATTATATCTCCACAATCAAGGACATATTCATATTTGGTACTTTTTGTTTTTGGTGTTTCCACATTTTGTTTCTTTGCCATAATTAAGCGATTTCTGCACTAAGTTTTTTTTGAAGATTCAATTCATACGCTCTTGCCAATCTGGTCATACCACAACCCCAACCAAATCTTGGGAAGAAGTCCAAAGATAAGAATTCTTCCAATTCTTTTTCTACTCTTTCCTTACCAAATAATTCAAAAAGTTTTGCTGAATAGTTTCCACCTTCAATTGTGTAGAACATTTCCTTCATTCCTTCTTTGTCACAAGAACGTTCAGCAGAACCAATTGTCTCTTGTCCGAATAGAATAACATCAACCTTTTGGAATTTGTCACCTTCACCCTTTTGCATATTCCAGAATGGGTTTGTTCTTAGTGGGAAGTTTTGTAATGAAATAGAATCACCGATTTCATTCCACATTTTTGTTTCGTGTTCAGCTTCAAGGATTTCTGTTCCGTATTTTTTACAAAGTTCATTGTAGTCAGCGACAGTTGGGGTATTAAATCCAAGATATTCTAACATTTCGGCTTGAAGTTTAACCATATCTTCTTTTGTACCTTTTGTCTCAACCTCAAACATTTGAAAAATGAGTTCATGTCGGCCAACTATTGGTGTTTTCTCTTGTCTATAAGATGTTGAAATACAATATACTCCAGGATATTCAGGGTTTTTGAGTAATTCATACTCCAACCACATCTGACCTGTTTGTGGTAAAGGCCAAATTTGTCCTAAATATTCAAATTTAGTGATTGAATGTGGATTTTCACACGCAGCGAGGATTGATAATCTTGATTGTGTTGGTACTTCCAAGAATCCTTTTGCTTGGAAGAAAGTTCTCATTTTTTGAACTAGTTCGTTGTAGATTTTTGTGTTTTTCATTTTTAAAAATTTAAATTTATTGGTTAATTATAAAAAAAAATCCCCCTAAAAACAAGGAGGATTGTATTTAATCTTTTAATATGTTGAATAAGTTGATGTCCATAATTTTTCATTTAGGAATAAATACAAATAAATTTTAAAAAAGTCATAAAACTGACAATTTGTCAGTAAAAATTTTATTGGTTTAATTTTTATATATGGGATAGTAAGTTGGGGGTTGACTCCATAAAAAATAAAACATATAATTAAACAAAAAACATTTAAATTATGAGTAAAATTTTGGGTATTGACCTAGGGACTACAAATTCATGTGTAGCGATTATGGAAAATGGTGAACCAGTAATTATCACCAATTCGGAAGGTAAAAGAACTACCCCATCTATTATTGGATTTATAGATGGTGGAGAAAGAAAGGTGGGTGATCCCGCAAAAAGACAAGCTGTAACAAATCCAGAGAAGACAATCTATTCAATTAAACGATTTATGGGCTCAAGTTATGACGAAATCAAGTCTGAGGTTAAGAGAGTACCATATAATGTCACAAAAGGGAAAAATAACACCCCTAAAGTTAAGATTGATGGTAAGGAATATTCTCCACAAGAACTTTCAGCAATGGTTTTACAGAAAATGAAACAAACTGCTGAGGATTACTTGGGTCAAACCGTAACTGAAGCGGTTATTACAGTACCAGCATACTTCAATGATGCTCAAAGACAAGCAACAAAGGAAGCTGGAGAGATTGCGGGTTTAAATGTTAGACGTATTATCAATGAACCAACAGCCGCAGCATTGGCTTATGGTCTTGATAAGAAGAATAAAGACTCAAAAATAGTTGTCTTTGATTGCGGCGGTGGGACACATGATGTGTCTATCCTTGAATTAGGTGGTGGCGTGTTTGAAGTATTGTCAACTGATGGAGATACTCACCTTGGTGGTGATGATTTTGACAACGCAATAGTTGATTGGTTGACATCTGAGTTCAAAAATGACAATAATGGTTGGATTGAAGATTCTATGGCTATTCAGAGACTTAGAGAGGCATCAGAGAAGGCGAAAATTGAACTTTCATCATCTCAAAGTACGGAAATTAACTTACCTTACTTTATGGTGATTGATAATCAACCGAAACACCTTATCAAGACCCTCACAAAGTCAAAATTTGAACAAATTATTGACAAATTGGTACAAAGAACCATTGACCCATGTAAATCAGCTCTAAAGAACGCTGGATTGACCCCAAATGACATTGATGAAATCATTTTGGTGGGGGGTTCTACTAGAATACCAGCAATTCAAGAGGCGGTTAAGAAATTTTTCGGAAAAGAACCATCAAAAGGTGTAAATCCCGATGAAGTTGTAGCTTTAGGTGCCGCTATTCAAGGTGGTGTGTTGGCTGGGGATGTAAAAGACGTCCTTTTGTTGGATGTAACCCCACTTTCACTAGGAATTGAAACAATGGGGGGTGTATTTACTAAATTAATTGAGGCAAATACCACAATTCCGACTAAAAAGTCACAAATTTTCTCTACTGCGGTAGATAATCAACCAACTGTTGAAATTCATGTCTTACAAGGGGAAAGATTAATGGCAAAAGACAATAAAACCATTGGTAGATTCCATTTGGATGGGATTCCAACCTCAATGAGGGGGATTCCACAGATTGAGGTGACCTTTGACATTGATGCTAATGGTATTATCAGTGTGTCGGCATTGGACAAAGGTACGAATAAACAACAGACCATCAGAATTGAGGCGTCATCAGGTCTTTCACAAGAAGAAATTGACAGAATGAAGAAAGAGGCTGAAGAAAATGCTGAATCTGATATAACCGCTAAGGAAACTGCTGAAAAATTGAATGAAGCTGATAGTGCCGTATTCAATATTGAGAAAACATTGAAGAATCTAGATGAAAAAATCAGTGAAGAACAAAAAGAAGAGGTTAAACAGGGTTTAACTGAACTTAAAGAGAGTATGAAGTCTAATGATATTGATACAATTGACAAAGCATTAGATAATGTTAATATGTCAATGCAAAAGATTACTCAAGAATTGTATAGTAATGTAAATCAAACCGAAAATACCGATGGTTTTAGTGGTTCTGACGTTGAATTCGAGGAAGTGAAGTAATTATCATTTCGTTGACACCAACAAAACGATAAATAACCCCCAACTCATCATTGGGGGTTATTTTTTAGTTAATTGAATCTTGTGTTTCTTCAGTTGGGGTTTCAGATTTCTTTTCTTTTTGAATTTGGTGGATAATATATCCTGAGATAGCAAATTCAACACCAGCCCACATGATTAAATCGGTCATAGTCAATGATGAGTTTTTTTCTAATAGGAAGAAAATCATACCCCATTGTGCAACAATAAATGCAATACCGGATTCAATTCTTTTTTTGGAAAATACTGAGTTTTTTGATGAATAGATTTTACCAAGTTCTCTAAACAACCATTTTGTATTTTCCCATCCAAAAAATAGTTTAGTTTTCATAGTTTTTATTTATAAATACCGATAAAAGAAAAAGAGGACGTAGCGATGTCCTCTTTTTTTGTTACCATAACTAGTAACGGTCCTAAAAGTCCTCCTAAGAGGTTAGATTATTCCCCTTTAGCCAAAGCTAAACATCTTTTTAGATATTCTTTAGCTCTTGGTGAGGGTGTGTATTCATCGTCTTTTGTTTGAAGATTTAAAACTCTTTCAATGTCCTTAACAAGTTCAGTTCCGTGTTCATTTTCTTTGTATAATTCAATTATTTTGTCCATTGCTTTGTTACATTGATTGGATGTTTCATCATAATAGTTCTTATTTCTGAACTTATTTAAATGGTGCATCATATTGTAAGCCAAATGTGAACCACCATCTTTAACATCATTGAATAGTCTTATATTATTAAGAATCCCCAAGGTATCAACCATTGAATTCACACCTAATTTTCTTTTACTTACACCTTTTGCATAATCAACATATTCATCAGCAGTACCAACAATTTCATCTAATGGTATTACATTTTCAGGAACACAACGAGGAGCTTGTTTTTGTTCCTTTTGTTCCATTCCCATTTCTTCTTTAATTGTCTGTCTTAATACTCTTCTAATGTCAGATTCTTTAACGATATATTTTCTCATAAATTTTTTCTTTATAAATATACCAAAAAATAGAAAATTTTATTGTAGAGTTATGTCGTTATTGTTTTTAATTTCTTTTTTATTTGGTAACATAGATATTAACCAAATATCAAAAATTAAAAAATATATCCACCAAGTTAATGAATTAATATCGTGGGATTCTGGATAGTAATAAGTCATACATAAAAGGTAAAAAACCTTAGCAAATACATATAATCGTATTATTATGTAAGTAAAGGAGTAAAGAAATAAAAATATATTAGTCATATTGTTCAAGTTATTAAATTTCATAATAATAGTAGTGATATTTATGGGTAAATCAAAATTTATGAACAAAAATCTAGATAACCTAATTAAAAAAGTTTTGAGAGAAAGTGTAGACAATTCGATGAGATTAACTCAACCAAGTATGATTTCTGAAGAATTACAATACCATTTAAGTAATAAAATCCCATTATCTGAAAATGTATTTAGAATTTATTCTGACAAATATTTCAAATTAATCAATGAAGTTAGAAATTTATATTACGAAAATAAAATCACTTTGAATGGTGATGACACTTGGTTAGTTGAATCTGACTTGGGTAAGAAAGTATTATTGGAAAATGGTGATGAAGTTTGGCTGGATGCCCCAATGTATGAAGAAGAAGTTGAGGAGTTATTGTCTGAAGCTAAACATAGAGGAAAAAATGTTAACCTAAATTCTCCATTCAGAACACCTGGGGGTCCAAAGAAATTTGCGGTATATGTTAAAACACCAAAAGGCACAATCAAGAAAGTTACATTTGGTGATCCAAATCTTAAAGTAAGAAATAGAAACCCTAAAGCAGCAAAATCATTCAGAGCAAGACATAATTGTGCTCAAAAGAAAGATAGAACTATGGCTGGGTACTGGAGTTGCAATGTGGGGAGGCACGCTAAGAAATTAGGTCTTAAAAGTTCAAAATCTTGGTAATGGAAAACCTGCCATATCAACAACAAATAATTGATAATAAAAAACTAAGAGTATTCTCCCCAAACGTTGATTCAGAAGAACTGAAATGGCATCGTGACAGAGAGAATAGACTTGTTGAAGTATTGGAAGGTGATAATTGGTATTTACAAATGGATGATGAACTACCTAAGAGGTTGACCGTTGGAGAAAAATATTATATACCAGTAGGGGTTTATCATAGAGTAATTAAAGGTGATGGGGAATTGAAGGTATTGATAACTGAAATGTAATTATTTGTAATATCTGTTTAAAGCATTTTGGGTAATAAAAACATATTCAGTTTCTTTGAATTCTTCCAAAGTTCTTGAGTTAGTATAAGACATTGCTGACTTTAAGTAGTCTTCAAAGTTTTCAATCCATTTTTCCATTGTATATTCAACTTTGTTATACTTAACAATACCCTCTGATGTTGTTAATTTCTGTTTCCCCCACTTTTTCTGAACTTCTTTGGTGCTCATACCTCTGAATTTCTTAAACATAAATCTCCTCAAAAATTTAAGGTTATCCCACATATATTTTGATGTTGATTTATTCAATGGAATTAGTTTTCCAAAATAAACTGGGGAACAAGATTCAAGGGATTTATTTAAAACACCACCCAACATCACATAATCAGCACCTAGAGCCAATGCTTTGATTATGTCATCATAATTTCTGAATCCACCATCGGCAATAATCTTCGTATGGTAGTTTCTATTCTTTTTGATTTGATAACATTCTGAAATTAGGGAAGCCATTGGGTAATGTATTCCGGTATTTGCTGATGTAAGACAACCAGATCCTCCACCAATACCAACTCGGACATAATCAACCCCCAATTCTGCAAACTTTTCATAGGTTGTGGGATTGGCAATATTCCCAATCATCAATTTATGATTTGTTTTGATTTCATTAACAAAATATTTGCATAAATCATATAATTTTGTCATATGACCATTGGCGATATCAACCAATATTTTGGTTTCAATGGGTTCTACTTCAAAACGTTTGTGTTTGTCAATCATTAATTCAAATTCTGTTAATGATATTGATGTAAACCCATCGTATTCATCTAATCTTTCGTTTCTTGGTAAACATACTTCCATTTTCATATCTGAGAATATGGAATAGTTGTTATAATCAATAACAGTGTCCATTGGACTGACTATTATTGGTAATTTGTTGTTTGAATTTTTAATATCAATCTCATTTCTTGATGAAATTGAGGAGAGGGCTTCTGGAACTAATGTAATGTCTTTAAAATCGAACTTTTGCATATTAACCTTATTTTTTAAAAAGGATAATCATTAAAAATGGATAGTTCAAGTTCTATCCCTTGAATCGCCTCACCATTTTGGATAATAGTTCTTTGAAGATAATGCCAGATAATGTTAATCCAGTGAATCCAATGATTCTGATAGCAAATTCTTTCAAATCAAGGCTAGTTACCAATCCATCTGTAACCATTTGATATATTAGGGGGATTAATGGTATGATGAAAGTATAACTCATCATATTTGTAATTTTATGAAAGGTCACACCCAGACCATCAACAAAATCAAGGAAAGTATTCCTTAATAAATCACTCTTTTTTAATATATTTTCAAATTGTTTGACAATTCCTTCATCTTTAATTTTGTTATAGATTTTTGTTAAGAATTTTTTATTCTCAACAAAATAGGTTGCAATAACACCAATCAAAATAAGGTTAAGTTGTAACTCAGAAAGACTTGGGTATTTTCCTCTAACAAAATCTTCAATTGGACCCATAAAGCCACCAATACCAGCCCCCCAAGTTAACAAGAATTGAAGGTTAAGTCCTATTTGTGATTTGGCCTCCTCAATTATTTTTTTAACCCTTTCGGCATTTTGTTTAATGATACCACCTAGTTGTTCTCCAGTACTTTCTCTAAGTAGTATTCGTCTTTGACTTTCTGTTATTATAATTTTCATAATGATAAATATTTTAATAAATACATTATATTTATGAATAAAAAGATTATGAACGCATATTTTTTCAAAATGAATCAAGCAGAAAAGAATGATATTCTTGACCAACATAGACAAGTGTATGATGGTTATGTAACAACATATGGTCAACAGATAAATCAACAACCATTATATGTACAAGATTTCGCTAATGACAAGGTTGGCTTGGTTGTTAATAATAAGGGTGTTGTTAAGCCATATTCTAATATGAGAATAAATGAAATGAGACATGATGGTATGGATATCGGATTGTTTTCTGACGAGGAAGACATTTATATGACACCAACAGACGAAGATTTTGATGGATTGGATATGATTGGTGACGGTCCCAATGATTTGGAATATGGTACAATGGGTGATTCATCTGAAGAAGATGAGACATATTTAAAGGATATTGATGAAGAAGAATATTCTGAAGAAGATGAGACATATTTAAAGGATATTGATGATGAAGAATATTCTGAAGATTATGAGACATATTTAAATGATGTTGATGAAGATATGATTGAACCACTTCAAGAACAAGTAAATAAAACTTTGGATATGTTTAAACGATTTAAAAGATACTAAAATGGAAATTATTGAGATTATTACATTTCATATTAACAAATTGGAGGAAGTTTTGGAGGTTTCGTTTAGAACAAACTCTGATAGTGACGAAGAATGTCGAGAAGGAAAAATACCGTTTATTGAAATTGACGATTTCGGATATACGTTTCACACAGAAATAGACGAATTTAGTTCTTCCGATGAATATGATGACATTGACGATGACTTATTTGTTGATGAGAATGAAATTCAATCATTTTTGAATGAATACTATGTATTATTTATGGATAAATTACCAAAACCAGAATTATTCTAATGGGAGTACACGAAATTGACAAAATTATTAATACGATGAGAAAATATACCACCAATGTCCATACCGATAGTAAAGAAACTGATGATGGTGAATTGGATGAACAGGAAGCTGCGGCTAGTGGTAGTGGAGATAAACCAGCTTATCCAACAGTGACAAAATGGGAGTCTGGTGCGACTAGAGGACCTGCAAATCAAATCGGATTAACAAAATGGAGAGATATTGTTAAAGTTACTAGAGGTAAAGCTAATACTTTATTGTAGTATGATATATTTATATTTAAATAAAAAAAATGATAACTAAAGGTTTTGCAATTTCTGAAAATTTTAATTATATTTTTACACCTAAAGGAGTTGTTAAAGTTTCCAACGAAGAAAATAATCCTAGGTTCAAAAAAATAATACCATATACTATGGATAACATAGATATAGCTTTTAATATTTTAAAAGAAAATTTATTATGCAAATATCAAAATAAAAAAATGGACTTGGTTGAGTATTCAAATTATCCTAGGAAAGTTTTATATAAAATGGTAGAAATATTCAAACCTAGTAATAATTTGAGTATAATAAGTGAGTGGGAAAAAAAATATGGTAACAAACTATTATTAATTAATGAATCTACAGATAAATCAATTATCTTAGAAAGAGTAAATAATTCAATAAACCATATAAAAACAATTGTTGAACAATGGTATAATCCATTTTCAAAGGATTTTGTTGTAGCTCAAGCAGCAAGAAATGTTAAAGATGCTGCAGTAAGTGCTGGGAAATGGGTTGTAGACCAAGGTAAACAAATTGGTGAAAAAGGTTTATTAAATTATGTTGGAGAAAAGGCAAAATCGGCTTGGAATTATATTAGTAATGGCATAGCATCCGCTTGGAATTGTGTTACTTCAGGTGTTGAGTGCATTATGGAAGGTATTCGTTCTATGCTATTTAGTGCAGTTGGAGTAGGAATTATGGCTGGGTTTTCTACTTTGATACCAGTTGTTGGTCAAATTGCAAATGCTGTTTTATATGGAGCTCTATTGATTTGGGATATATACAAAATGTTAAGTGGAAAATACGAAAGTGGAAAATACCAATGGAGTTATCTTGATATTTTTATGGATATAATAGCAATGATTCCTAGTATGCAACTGATAGCAAAATCAGCTAGAACAGTTTTTGCTGGGGCACGGTCGTTTTTAGATATTGGTAAGATTGCTGCGAAACAAGGAGGCGTATTTGCTGGAATGGTAAACGCCATAAGAGGTGGTATTAATACAGTAATAGGTTTAATAGCTCAAGCTGCATCATTTTTTGGTAATACATTAGGTATCAAATGGTTGGCTGATTGGGGAGGTAAAACTACCGCTAAGGTTAAACAATTCGTTGATGATTTAGCAGCTGGAGCTAAGGGAGGTACTCAGACAACAACATCAATAGTTAAAAATTTAAAACAAAAATTAAAACAAATATGGGCTAAAGAATTAACACAAAAAGGAGGAACTTTAGGTCAAGCGGGAAAAACAACATTGTCAGCTGCAGTAAAACACGCTTTATTTTGTGCTGCTATGGGGGTTGATAATCCTATAACTTGTCGTGAAAAAGAACAAGCAAATGAATTTACAGCCGAACAAAAAGCTAACGCTAAAGTTGAGGTTGATAAAGCGATGGC